TTTGGATGACACCAGTGAACTTTTCTACGTCGGTATTGGCAACTTTGAAGGCGTCAGAAAGTTGTTTTGTTTGTTGGGCAGAAAAGCCGATGTCGTCCGCAAGTTGTTTTACGGCTTGACCACGACTGGCGATATCTCCGAGGAGTGTGCCAAGCAGCGAACCAGCAAAACTTCCGCCGGGACCAGCAAGACCGCCAACTAGACCGCCGATGGCGCCGCCAGCTGCTGCCCCACCGCCTTGACCGAACAGTAAAGGAAATGCGCCGCCGATGATGCTGCCACTGATGGCTCCGCCAACACGTCCGCCGATACCACCGCCGCTGCTTCGGCGTGCTCCAGCAGCAAGTGTGGGAGGTAAGGCAGGGCCTTGCATACCGAAGCCAGCATTCTGCATTAGCTGTCGCCGAGCAGCCTCGTCTGTCAACCGCTGACGAGCTGCAGCACTAGCCGCACTTTCTTTATTTCTAATAGCCGCTACCTGCTGTGCAATCTGAAGTTCTCGCTGTTTTGCAGCATTAAGCCCTTCTTGTGCTCGCGTAGCGTCCGCAATAGCAACAGCAGAATTTTGATCAAGTCTTTGTAGGTTGGCTGCTAAACCTACCAGTTGTTGTCTTGTAGCAGCCATCCGCTGCAAAATTTGCTGTTTTTGAGTTTCGGTACGCAGGCCTTTTTGTTCTGCTGCTGTAAGAGATAGTGCAACAGGAAAGCCCATCGCACCAGGGCCTGCCAACGGTCCTTGCATGGCTGTGCCAGATTTACCTGCAAGAAACTGTTGGCGTTTAGCCTGCTGGTCTAAAAGGGCAAGAACTTCTTTTGTGCCTTGTACAAGAGCTTCTTGACTTTGTACTTTTGCATTAAGTATGGTTGCGCTTTTTTGCTCTAGTTGAAGCAGCGCCTGCTGTAATTTATTTTCATCTTGTCGCGCTTGTAAATTTCGCTGGATATTTTCCGATACCGGTGACTTTTGACCCATAAGCGCACCTACAGGGGATGCGGCCCCTGGTCCTATGGGACCTCGGTACTGGGTTGTTTCTTTAACGCCAACAGCAGCAAGTTTAGCTTTACGTTCTGCTTCTGTTACCTCTTTAAGCAGTGCTGCGCGTTCGCGCAGACCTGCATTTAGTGCGTCGGTAGTAGTAACATATTTTTTCGCTGCGATATTTGCTTCATCTGTGCCCAAAGCTGCTTTGTTAAACGCTACAGCTGCATCACTAACTAAATCACGTAGATTGTTAATACTGCGAACAACACCACCACTGCCAAGATTTTCTAGGTAATTATTTAAATGGTCTACAAGTTTTGAAGTCCCAGAAATCTCATTCTGCAGCCGCTTGAGTTCTTGGGCACCACGTACCGCAATTTCAATATCGGCTCTGTAGGCCACGGTGCCGCTATCCTCTGGTACTTCAGTTTACGCGACAAAAAAGCCGCCGGGGTTAGCGGCGGCGTTTGGCTTTTTCCATCTCCTTTTGTTGGTCCTCGTTAAGAATTGAAAAGTAGGCGCTCCAGCCGAGGAGTTCTTCGGGAGTCATGCTGTTGCTGATCTCCGAAAGGGTTTTGCCTAGCTCTTTGGCAACTCCGAATTGGAGCATGAGCCAAGTGTCCTTTCGGAGTTCGGCGCTCAGGATTTTGGGTCGATGGCCTCCGCGTCGTCGGTAAGGATTGCCAGCATCAGGGCTTGGAGGTCTTTGTCCTTCACTTCGTTTTTCAGTACGTCAATTTCGCCGATGCTGAAGATCTTGGCGCCAGTGTCGTCGAGGGCTTTGGCGATCAGCAGTTGAAGGGCAAAGGCGTTGGCATCGTCAGACTTGGCTTGTTTTTGGGCGCGTTCGCGTTCGGCCATTGTCAGCGGGGCCACCCACATTTCAAATTTGCTGCCGTCAGACAGTTCGACGAGCTTTTTGACGGGCTCCAGGTTGGCGGCCTTACGCAGGCGGTCAATGGCGCGAACTGGAACAGGCATAAGAAGTGCTTGTTTATGGTTTCTACTGTAGCGGACTAGATAGCAAAAAACCCCAGGTGACTGGGGTGGTTTGCTGAATCTGGCCGGCGTTAGCCTATCAGGACTTGGAGAAGTCGAAGGTAGGGGTGCCAGCCGGACGGAAGTTGACGGTCACCGATTGGGCGTCGTCGGGGTTGATGTTGAGGCTGGCCGAAGTCAGCACAGCGTCAAAGGAGATCGAGCGGCTCAAGGTGTCGCTCAGGGTGCCGCCGCTGAACACACGGTCGGTGTACAGCTTGAAGGCGGCGCCGTCTTGCTGGCGCTGCAGCACGTCCTGGATCATCCGGTTGGAGAGGGCGGCATCTTCGTTGGTCATGTAGACCGTGGCAGTGCCGGTGCCATCGCCGAAGCCGCTGATGTAGGTCCGGAAGGGCACGTACTGACCAGGGGTTTGACCGATGGTTGTGACGTCGATTTCCGCGCGTGAAATTTCAAAGCTCCAGTCACGAACTTGGCCGACAACGGCAAAGTCTGCGTAGGCGACTTGGAATTCGTTGGGGGCAACGGCGGTGCCGTCGTCGGTGATGGGCAGGATCACGCCGCCTGCGCTGGCTGAAACCGTCAGGGCGCCAGTGTCAGCGGTGTAGCTGAGCACGTAGTAAGTGGTGCCGCCGGTGATACCTGCAGGAAGAGTGCCGGAGCCTGCGCCGCCGGTTTGGGCGTTGATAACGCTGAATTTGACGGGATCGCCAACTTTAAAGTTGAGGTAGGGCGCGACTGTGATGACGTCGGTGGTGGCGTTAACGCCAGATTCACCGAAGGTGCCGTTGGTGCCAGCGGGTTTGTAGTAGAGAGCGCCGGACGTGCCGGACAGGACAGTGGTGGCCATGGGGCGTACCAAAGAATGGGATAGGGGCGGGCACTGCCCGGCTTAATACAGGTTAGCGCCTGTACAAAGCATTACCTACGACAACACAGTTGCAACGTAGGAGGTCTCGATACGACCTACAAAATGAGGGGCCTCTTCTGTGGCAGAAAAAGTCGGGCCTATGATTGCACCTACTTTGAAATACACGCCGGATATTCCTTTGGTGGAATTATTTAGCGTTTCTAGTGCGTTTACTGCGGTGGTTACCAAGGTTTGGTTGCGGGCAGGGCCGCGGCCTTTTTCTGAAAATACGCGGATAACAATTGCGCCACGCGCGTTATCAACGCTAGACGTAAGCGTGGGTTCGTTGGTAATACCGAAAGTAACATTTACGCGGATGTATTCAGTGGTTGTGTTGGGTGGGACTGCTGTGATGTTGTCAAAATAGACCGGCACAGCTGGGACAAGTGCTCCAAACGCTGCAAGCAGCGGATTTTCAACAGCGGCGCGGATTGCTTGGTAATTCATAGTCGTACGCGGCCTAGTTCGCTGTCTAGTTCCAGCTTAATTCGGCGGTCGATATTGCCTCCCTGCACGTAGGTGGGGTACCAGTCGAGAGGGGCTGTGCTGCGGTTAGGTCCTTCGTCGTCGCCGATTAAATCGCCGCGATAACCGCTAATACGGGTGCCGCGGTCGTATTCCTTGATTGGAAGTGTGCCAGGGTCGATGTAGTCGCTTTCAACTAGATCGCGGGCAGCATCTGCGTGAGGAGCAAAATTAGAGATTGTGTATTTGATGTCGTCGAAAGCGAAGCCGCGACCGCTAAGTAATGGGGCCGGAATGCGGCGAGGTGTGCCAGGGGCTCCAGTGCCGGCAGTGCGGCGGCCGTCGGACGTTTCGATTTGCCAAGAGTTGGAGAATTTGCCGGACCAGACCGGGCCGGCCTCTTGGAGGTCGACGACGATTTCTTCGGCGGCGCGGGCGGGGCCGCGGCTAAACGCAGCAACCGCAAAGCGGTCGATGTTTTCCGCAAGGCGGTCCAGTTCGTTGAGGAGACCTCTACGGCGAGCCATTACTGGGGCCTCGCGATCAGAGTGTGGAGAACCGGGTTATCGCCGCGATAGCTGGTGATGGCGATGATCTTTGCCTCGCGGGTGACGCCGTCTTGGGGATACTGCACACGGTCCGCTTCTGTTGGGTAATACGTTCCAAGCTCTGCAGCACCAATGATGATTTTGAGATCAGTCGTTTGGTACAGGCCCTCAGATTCACGGGGATTGACGCGGGTAATGACGGCACGGACAGTTACGGAGATGTCAGATCCAGTGATGGCTCCAGTAGTTGGGTTGTAGGTGCGGGGTGTGGCGGTTTTGATGTACGTGATGTCTTGGCCCCACTGGCGTAGGAGGGCTGGGGGTACGGCGGCAAAGGTGTCGTCTATGCGGGACATCAGCTGCGGAAGAGGCGTACAGCGTAATTAGAAGCGCCGGCCATGCAATAGGCGCCAAGGTAAGTCTGGAGCCAGGGGTAAACGTCAAAGACGTTGTTAATGACGCCGCTGGTTTGGGAGGTTTTGTTGTATTTGACTTTGAGTTCGCCCAGTTCCACTTGGTCGTAGATGCCGGTGGTGCCAGTGGTGCCGGTGATGGCGCTGGTGTCGTTGGCGAAGGCGCGGGCGAGTTCGTAGGTGGCAACCTTGATGCCGTCGGGGATCAGGGTGCAGGCGAGGTCAATGCCGTCAACTTTGTAGTTGTCGCGGGGCCACTTGAGGGCTTGGGTTTCGGTGCAGCGGTCGCCGTAAAAGCTGAGGGCGTCGATCCAGCGGGTTGCTGAGATCAGGGCGCGGTTCTTCTGGTCGTCGGTCTTGCTGACCCAAGTGCTGGAATCGGGGACCGTTTCGAAATATGAGTTGGCAGCAGCAAGCGTCACGTAGCTGTTGGCTGCGGCCCCGCTAAGAGTGGCGTCGATTACTGCAGCCACGAATCAATACAGTCTTTGCTTGAGTCTAGCTCCAGTGGAGAATTTTCTTGATTTGGGTGGGGAGCTAAGAAGGGCGGCGTGGTACACGTCGGCGCCAGTCATTTCGAGTTCGGCTTGCGTCTCTAGGTGCTGGCCGTAGGAAACATCAATGAAGGAACGGCGGTTATTCTGTAGTACGAAGAGACGCACTGTACTCATGGCTATCCGCAAAACTGCCAGCACTGAAGGCAGCCTAGAAGCGAAAGGACCTTCTGCATTGCCTGGTAAGGAGGTAAGGTCGTTGGAAGTGGTGGCTGCTGCAATCCGGGAGCAATTTGCTGCTGGTGTAGATGCTGAGACGATCCAGCAGGAACTTGCGGTGAGTCCGCATGTGTTTCGTGAGTTGCTGAGTCACTCCTACAAGTTGGTGGGTAGGGCGCCAACCATCTTTGAGTATCAGGAAAAAGTAAGGATTGGTGAGATTGAAGGTTGAGTAGATAGGCAAAAGAAAAGGCCCCCGAGTTGGGGGCCTTTGTTTTGGCGCGTACTAAAGATCAGTATGCGGTGGTATCGAAGGGGGTGTTGACCAGCAGGCGAGCGATGGGCACTTGCTTGGTGGTGCTGTACACGAGGCTCCAGCTGGCGGTGTCGGCCAGGTTGCCTGTGGTGGCAGCGTTGGTCGGGTTGTCGCCGGCGACGGCCCACTTGGTACCAGTGATGTGGTAACCGTAGTGGTAGTCCACAGCCAGGATGTCCTGCATGGACAGGATGTTGCGGTCGGCGCCAAGGCGCAGATCCTGTTGGATGCCCTCGGAAACCACACCCGACTTGAAGAGGTACACGGGGTACTTCTTGGCGTGGGTGGAGGTGCCGCCGGTCAGGGCGGTCAGTTGGTCGTCGATCACGACGCGGAGGCCCGCGAAAGTGGCAACTTCAGCTGCAGTTACGCCCACACCGCCGCCACCCCAGGTGATGGCGCCACCGGTAGACAGAGCGGAGGTGCTGAAAACGAGCATCCCCACCTGTTGCAGGTAGTAGGCCACGTTGGAGTGCATGGCAATCGAGTCAAGCTCGTCGCCGCGCTCGCCCAGCAGGGCCTTGGTGCCAACCACGTTGGCCACGTTCAGGAAGTTGGCCTCGGTCATCGAACCGGGGACACCAGCAAACGATTTGTTGCTTTGGTTGGGACCCAGCACGCCAGCGCCGCTGATGCCGCCGAAGAGGCCCAGCAGTTGGGCAGCCAAGGTGGCGGTCTTCAGCTTGTTAATGGCTGCAGACAGTTGGTTGCGGACGTGGGCGAGAGGGTCGGCGCCAGAGCCCAGCTTGCTGAGGTCGTCGGCCGCGTAAGCGAAGCCGCGGTGCAGCAGGGTCATGATCTGCTCGTCGGCAGTCACGTTCTGTGCAGTCAGGTAGCCCAGGCCGCCGTTCCAGCTGGAGGTGGAAAGGATCTGGGTTTCCGTGGGGGCGATGGGGTCGAAGAAAGGCACGCGCACGCGGGTACCACCAGCGCGGGCGTCGAGGGCAGCGTTACGCTGCACAATGCCGCTCTGGATCCACTTCGATTGCTCGAAGATGCCCTCGGCGGTGTACTGCAGGAATTCGGGACGGGTGACAAGGTTCGAGAGGAAAGTTCCCCCGAAGTTGCTGTTAGAAGCAGACATTGGATAGCTCCAGTGGAGTCATGGTTGGGGATGTGCCCCACAGGGGCTAGGCGCCGGCTTCTGCTTTGAGGAGGCGGGCCTTGTCGGGGTCTTGGCTGAGGAGGAGCATCTGTTGGGTGATGTTCCAGGAGTCCTTTTGCCAAGGGTTGGATTGGCCGGGAAGTGAGCTGGTGCGGGCACTGCCTGCTACACCCATTCCCGCCCGGTTGGTTGCTGCGAAGTGATGTTCGTAGCCGCTACCGGGATTTTTGAGATTGGCGATGTACTCGCCGATCTGAACTTCCACGCCGCCGGCGACAGCCACAGGCTGACCGTCTTTGGCGCGAAGGTTCTCCTGAAGTAAACGATACAGCTGATCGGGTGCTAATGCACCAGCGTTAGACAGTTGGGCGATGGTGGCAGATTTGATTTGTTCTTGTGTGTAGCCTTGGCGGATTTGCTCTGCTTCGGCTTCTTTGGCAGCAAGTTGTTGTTTGAGGTCGGCGACAGTTTGTTGGGCTTCTTCCCAGAGGGTTTTGTATTCGCCAGACTGGGCAAGTTGTTGGGTTTTGGCTTCCTGTTGGGCGGTAGATAGGGCGTCTAGTTGTTTTTGGAGGGTTTCGCGGGTTTCGCGGTCCTTGCGGCGTTCGCCAATAAGCTCGGCGTTCTTCGCACGGAGGGCTTCAAGCTGTTGGGCTAGGTCCGAAGTGTCAGCCACAGGCTGGGGTGCCACAGACTCCACGGGAGTAGGAGGCACAAGTTGGTCTTCGGGCACGATTATGTGTTACAGGGACGTTTCTAGTCTACAAGAGTACTGGCGGAATCTTCTGTTTCGTCCATGGAGTCTTGGCTTCCTGGTTCTTCTACTGAACTGGCCTCCTCGGTGATCTCCAACGCGGATTTGCCGGCGGCTTCCTCTTCGTCTTCGATGTTGATGTTGTCGGGGAGGATTTCGCCGCGGCGCAGGATTTCCAGCAGCGTGGAGTCGCTGATCTTGCCGAGTTGATTGAGTTGGGTGAGGACAGCAACGTCTTGGCCGATCAGGCGGTAGTAGTCGAAGTCGCGGTCGATGGTGATTTCGGGGGGTTCCAGGCCGACGTACTGGGCGGCGAAGGCGAAGGCTTGGTTGAGGGCAGATTCCAGCTCTTGGCTAATGATTGAGAGGACGCTGTTGGATTGGGCTTGGTCGATGCGTTTGGCCTCGGCAGACTCGGCGACAAACTTTTGGCCGAAGAGTTTGGTGACGCCAAGCGTGGACATCTGGGACTCCAGGGATTGGAGTTCGTTCATTTGGGCGTCGAAGCTGGTGGCGTCGGCTTGGACGTAGTACGCCTTGTTGCCCGGTTGCATGGCGATGGCGTAGTTGACGCCCATCGTGGCGCTGCCAGTGGTGTCGTCCCAGCCCTCTAGGACGAGGGTGGGCATGGCGGCGATGTGAAGGGCGTGGATTAGGTCGGCTTGGCGTTGGTAGTGGGTAATGTTGAGGTTGGCGATGTCCAGCAGTGGGGGTTGGGATACCAGCAGGCCACGGCGGTTGCTGTAGATCGGAACCAGTGGAATTTCGGGGAGACTGTAGTCGCCGGTTTCGCTGAACTCAACGATCTCTTGGCCAAGGGTGTATAGGTCGTAGCGGCCGGGGTAGATCACCCGCATCTGCTCGATCTGTTCTTCGCCGAATTCGTTTAGCGGGCGAACGTCGTAGTCGTGGATGCGGACTTGGAGGAGGCGGTTGGTGCCGGATTCTTTGCGCCAACCCCAGATCTGGGGGGCGTCTACGTGGACGAAGTAGGGGCGGCGGCCCATCGCGCGTTCTTCGGCCAAATTCAAGGCATCGGTGGCGGCGGGGTAATCCACCAAAATGGCGCTGTGGCCGTAGGTGAGGCTGCTAACCAGTGCGCGGCGGGCGTACTCGTTGATGCTGGAGCCAAGGCCGTCGATGTTATTGGCGAGTTCCAGCCAGTAAGGGTCACCTTCAATGTGGATGGGTTTGCGCAGGATGGCGCCAGCAGCGGTTTCGATGAGGCGGCTGGTGTAGGGGCTAAGGACGCTGCGGTCTACGCGGGTTGTGTAGGCGTCGTCGTCTTCGCGGGGTTCCTGTGGGAGGTAGGTTTCGGCCAGGTCGCGGATGTAGTTGGTGCCGCGCGTGACGGCAGCCATGATGCCCCAGTCGGACATCATCGCGATTACGTCCAGGTTGCGGACGAAGGGGGATTCGCTGACTACGGCGCCAGTCGGGGGGATGTTGGCGCTGTAGACCACGGTTTGACTCCTACTTTGTACTTATTTTGGCACTAATCGTCGTCGTCTTCCTCCTCGTCTTCGGGGTCGGCAATGGGAACCAGCACTTCGATGCCTTGGGCGAGCATCGTGACGAAACCGCCTAGTGTTTCGGGTAGGGATGGAGTTTTGAAGGCGAAGGTGGCGTGGGTGAGGCCGTCCTCAGCGTCGATGTCGATGTGGATGCAACCACCAGTTACGGTTTGGATAGTCATTAGCGGCTGATTTCCTCCCAGTCCATGGATGCGTGTACGTTAGACGTTGACACGCTGGCTGCGACAATAAGGCTCAATTCGTATGGGGTTGCTGCAAGGCCGTCGCGTTCCAGCTGAAATTTGAACAGAGCTTCCTTGAGAATATCTACAGATGCTGTGCTTTGATTGGTGGAGCTGAAATAACCTTGGGCCAGGATGCGGCCTCCGGTTGTAGCTGTTCCAGTTAGGTTGTACTCGACACTGGAATTGGCTCCGGCGCTTGTCCACGTACCACCAGTAGTTGTGGCAGTAGCAACTACACGCCAGCTGTAGTTGGCGTTGGCTGTGGCGGCTAGTAAAGATATAGCTGTAAGAATTACGATTGCGTCTAATGTGGTTGATTTAAGGCGCAAAGAAATGACTGGGTAGTATGTACCAGCTGCAGTAAGGGCATGAGGAGAAGTTATGGATGTTCCAATGGCTTGTTGGAGGCCGCGTAGTTCGTAGCCGCCTTCAGAGAGGACGGTGGAGCAGACTTGTTTGAGGGTGCTGGCGCTGGCGGTGGCGGCGGTGTTGGTGATTTCGTAGCGGAGGGGAAGGGAGGCAGTGGTGATATAGGTGGAAGTGATGATGTTGGCGTGGTGGAAAGAGTGGCAGTGGATGAATTTGCCGTTAATGATGAAGCCCATGCGGACGGTGCCGAGTCCCAGCCACTCGATGTCCATCCAGAGGATTTGGGATTTGGTGGGGTCAAGGGTGAGGTTGGAGGGGCCGGTGCCGTTGAGGGGGTCGATGTTCCAGTCGGATTGGGCGACGCGGGTTTCGACTAGGGAGCCGGTAGAAGAGCTGCGTTCGACGAAGGAAAGGGTGGTGTTGTTCAGTTCTAGGTACATGCCGTTGTCGGCGCCGTAGTAGCCGATGCGCTGGCGAAGGTTGGTTTTGGCGGGATTAAGCGTGAAGGTGGACATCACCAGCAGGGATTTGCCTGGCTGGTAGGAGAAACATTTGGTGGTTTCGCGGATTACGGAGGAGCCGGAGGAGGTGGTTACGGCGAGGTTGACGAGGCCGGCGCTGGCGTCAAATGTGGAGGTGCCGCCGGTTGCGGTTGAGGTGCTCCAGAGGCCGTTGTCGCGGTAGCGGTGGCTGGAGTCGAAAAGAGTGAGGGGGCTGGACGTGCGGACGCGGCCGAATGCGTCGTATGCCCCAGCAGAAGAGGAGGCGCCGCCTGTGGAGGTGCCGTAGGGGTAGGCGCCAGTGATGGAGGTGGATTGGATCAGCTGCACGGGGGCCTCGGAGCGAGTAACGGAAGTTATTTTTTGGGTTTTTTGGCGGTTTTGGCCGCGGCTTTGAAGGCGGCGGCGGTGGGGGCGCCTTTGGTGCCGGGCTTGCGCATGGTCTCGCCGCTGCCGGCAGCGATACGCTTGCGTTTTGCTGCGATATTGCTGTAAAGACCGCGCTTAGCCATTATTTTTTACCTTTTTTGGTGGGTTTCTTCATGCCAGCCTCGGACATTGCGATGGCGATGGCTTGTTTGCGGGACTTCACTACGGGGCCTTTTTTACTACCAGAGTGCAGTTCGCCTTTGCCGTACTCGCGCATAACCTTGCTGACTTTCTTTTGGGCCTTGGTTTGTTTTTTGGCCATGGTCTTAGCGGTACTTACCACACACGATAGTTGGTTGGGCCCATGGATTCTGGTTTGGCGAGGTTGAAGGTCTGTAGGCAAAGGTATCCCAGCGCGTCGAAGGCATGGTCTACGCCGAGGTTTTTGTTGGGGAGGCCGGTGCCGGGGGCGTAGGTCAAGGTGCGGAGGGATTTGATTAGTTCTTTGCAGCGGGGGTGGATGAAGAGGCGGCGGGTTCCAGAGGCGTCGAGGAGGGCGGTGTTGACGCAGGTGATTTTGTCGCGGATTTTCCAGGGGGAGCGGGGGCTGGAGACCGTGAAGCCGGATTTGCGCAAAATGTTGTGGTCGGTGGCGCCAACGCCGGCGGTTTTGCGGGCGCCGCCCGTGGGGTCGGGGCAGGCAATAATGCGGCGCTCCACGCCATAGCGGGATTGGACCTCTTCGCAGAAATCCCAGGTGGTGGCGCCGCCGGTCATGATGATTTCGTCGAAGACCCAGAGGACATCGCCTTTTTTCACCGCGCAGATGCCGGACATGGGGTCGATGTTGAAGTCCACGCCCAGCAAAAGGGGCAGAACGGGTAGGTCTTGGACCACCTTGTCGATGTTGTCGTCCGAGAAGCTGATGGCGACGAGGCCGGAGAGGTTTTCGAAGCTGGCTTCGAATTCTTGGCGGAAGGTGCGGGGGTCGAGTTGGCCGCGGGCGGCTTCGATTTCCTCCGCAGGGACGTTATCGCCGTCGATAGTCGTGAATTGCCAGCGGCTCCAGTTGGAATCGCCTTCGTCGGCGTAGCACCAAAGGTCGTAGAACCAGCTGGCGGTGCCGTCTGGGGTCGAGATGAAGAGGGCCCAGCCTTGTTTGTCGGCGAGGGCGGGGCGGATCACCTCGAACCAGACTTCGGGGTCCATGAAGGCGGCTTCGTCCAGCACCACGCCCGAAAGACTGCGGCCGCGGAGGGCCATCGCGTTTTCCGTGCCCTTCAGTTCGATGGTGGAGCCGTTGACGAGTTCCAGCTTGAGGTCAGTTTCGTTTTTGGACTTGATCCAGGCGCGGGGGACCAGCTTTTTTAAGGCTTTCCAGGCGATGTCCTTCGCCATTCGGTAGGTCGGGGCGCAGTAAAAGAAGGTTTCGCCCGGTTTTTCGATTGCTCCACGCAGAAGTTCGATACAGGAGAGGTAGCTTTTGCCGAAGCGGCGGCCTGCGACGAGGACGCGGAAGCGTTTGCGGCTGCTGAACACCGCACCTTGGGCGTGGCGGAGGGTCAGTGTTCCAGCAGAATCGGCCATTTTGTAGTAGGGGGGTACCTTCTAGGGTATTACAGGAATCGAACCCCTGCCCCCTGTGTGACAGTAGAAGAAAACGAGGATGTGTCAGTAGGTTCCCTAGGTGTAGCCCCGTGCCCTGCAGCGCCGAACCCCGCCCCCTAGTGCAGTTGTACTAGCCCGCCAGTAAGCGGCGGACGGTGGAACGCGAGCAGCCGAGACGGTCGGCGATGGCCTGTTGCGTCAGGCCTGCGCGACGCCAGCGCCTGGCACGCTGCTGCCTGGACTCACTAGCCCATAACAAGATGATGATGGGGAGGAGAAGAATAACTAGGAGAACTGCTGTGAGTGATGTCATGACCTGGTGGGTCTGTGGTTGACTCTGTTATTGTAGCACAGTGCAGGCCCGTGGTGGGCCCGTACTGTCACACTCTGTAACGTAGTGCAGGGGTACTAGCGGCCCAGCACAACGAGACGGCACTGCTCGGGATGGGTGCCAGCAGACTCACAACGGGCTAGGGCCCGCTGATTGTCATAGCCCATTGCCACCAGGGCAGCAACGGTGAGCAGGGCTGCAGCGGTGAGGATGCGATCAGTCATGCCTTGGTTTGGCGTGGTACTCACTGACAATAGAACGGCCCCAGCGCGTGGCCAGGGCCTCTGTTGTATCACTTAACAATCGCGGTAAGTCTCGCGAGTCTCACGCTTGCCGCTTGTCTTCAACCGTGATTGTGAGTTGCGGTGCAGCGGCTGCCTGCTGCTCAATTCCAGACTCATTTACGACCTTACCCAAACTGTCTAGAACTTGCGCCGCGGTTTGCAACTGCCCCTTACGGATGGCAGCGTTAAACAATTTGGCGCGCATTGTTTGCAGCCTTGCGAGCATATTCTCGCGATCTTTGTTCCAGTCTTCACTGTTCCAGCGGTTCACCACTTCCCAGTCACGCCAGGCTGTCGCTACAGAGCAGCCCTCACGTTCCGCGTGTTCTAGAACCAGCTGTCTAGCGCTGAGACCTTCCAGCTGCCTTTTGTATAACCGCTGTTGCCGCTGTTCGATATAGGCGTTAGGGTTCCGCTTGCCATAAGGTCGCGCGGCTGTTTCTACATCTTCCGGCATAACTTCCGGAGACTCGTTGATATCGTCCGGCTGTTCGGCCATTGTCAGAAACCTAGGCTGTTTGGTTCAATCTTAAGCCACAAAAAAGGCCTGACATTAGGCCAGGCCGAGATTCCGCGGTATGGGCTCAGCCCTCGCCGTAGTAGAACTGACCGGCGAACCACAACAGGGCGTCGATGTTGGACTCGGGGTGGTCAGTCCAGCTGACGCCCCAGTCAGAAAACTGCAGGACCGGCCGGTAGGGTTCGCAGTAGGAGTCCAACTCCCCCAGGATCCTGATGGCAGGGCCACCAGTGCTGAGCAGCAGTTCAAACTGGGAATAGGTGGACTCGCCTCCGGGTACGTGCCAATCGGACCGTACCAGCAGAGATAGGGGAATCTCTGTTACATGATCCCGGATCTGCTCGGCCAACAGGACCCGATCGCCCGTGACATCCCAGCCTTCATCATCCGCCATCTCACGAGCGGCAGGGCTGAGATCCTCCAGATCGCCAGCGTAGGGACGTTCAGCAAAGGTCCCTAGCTCCCAGAGGGTAGCGATACGCTCCAGGCAGGCACGGCCTGCAAAGAAGGCGTGATCAGTGTTGCGGGTTGTGGTTGTCATGGTCTGAGCCTTAGGGTTGGGTCTCGTGAAATACAATACAGGATCAGTAAGCCGAGTGCAAGCGAGGCTCACGCCAGCCCAGAAGCCGGCAGACCCTGATCCAGCTCGAGTCTGTGATCCAGTCGGGACGATGTACGGCAGCGGTGACCCCCAAGGCATCCTCTCCGCCAAGATCACGCCAGAAGGGGGAAAGCCAGAAGTCGGACTGAGGATCCAGGGTGAGCCAGCTAGGAACCGCGGCGCCGTCTCCCTCGGCATAGCATCCTGCCAGCCTATCCAGCAGGTCCCGCAAGTCCCAGCAAGATTCCACGTAATCGTCGCAAGGGCTGCCGTTCCAGCTGAGCCAGCCGTGTTCGGCAACGTCGCCGCACTCTGCAGACTCTGCGGTGACTGTTTCGTAGGTCACCCGGAATGAGCCGTAAGGTTCAGTCGTTCGGAGGATTGTCATGGGTGGGTGTCCCTTGGTTGACTCCGCCATCATCGCCCCAACCCCAGCCGGTTCGCTGCTGCTGTTGTAACACTTTACAGATCGGCTCAGCCGCTTGCCTGTGGTGGTACTGTTAGAGGGTATCCCCAACCCTTAGGGAACCATGGAAACCATCACCCGCAAGGGCACCAAGCTAACGGTGCATCTTGCCGCCATCCACAGAGTCCCGGCTGGCCACCCGGAACCGATAGTGGAGTTTCGGTTCCAGGGAGGTATCCTCTGCAGCTCCTACTACCTCTCCACCTTCCTAGAAATCCCAGCTGGGGAAGGCCTCTGCCTTACGGGGGGCATCGATACCCGGCAGGAACTAGCGCCCCAGCAAGTCCAAGCCTGTCAGTCCCAGTGTCAAGCATGGATGGCGGAGGTATCAGCGTGAGTGGCGGAGAGTGGACTACACGCGGGATCCAGCGTGAAAACAGAGAGGCGGAGCGCGAACAGTTGCGCCTGATGAAGCGCCACCACAAAGACCTTAGGTGGGCTGTGGAACGTTCCACCCTTGAGGCCTCTGACTGGGGCGACCTACTAGCACTCCAGGCAGAACTCGGCAAAGAAGGCCCGTTGCAGCTGTGGCGCGAACTGGTGCCCTACTGGCGGCAGTGCCAGAAACTGAACGGAGGGGCTGACATCCCGTCTGCACTTTTTCCACAAGCTACGGGACTTTTTCCGCGCGAACCCGAAGCGGTACCAGTTGTACCAGCCACCCGGACTAAAGCCGGCAAAGGATCGCCCCGTAAGGTGCGGTCTGATGCAGGCATCGCCAAACCCTCCCGCAAGAGTTCCAGCGCTACGGAGGCGGCATGAAACGGCTTGCCTTTCTGTGGTTGATAGTTGGACTCCAGGCACACTCGCGGCAGGTAACTGCCACGGTCTATCACGGCTGGTACCACGGCCGGCAAACAGCTTGTGGGCAGACATACCAGCACTGGGGGGTGAGCGCGGCTCACCCTTGGTTGCCTTGCGGGACCCGGCTACGGATTCAGCACCAGGGCAGGATCCTGACAGTTCCAGTCACCGATCGGTGTGACTGCGCTTCGGTGGATCTATCCGCAGGGGCTGCCCATAGATTGGGCGTCCCACTGGACGGAGTGGCGACCGTCACGATTCGCTAAGCGCCAACCGCACCAGGCCTCCGGGTCTGGTGCTTTTTAGTGTCTGCTAGTTGAGAATGATTCTCAGTATTAGTAAGACTCGCAATGAAAAAGCCACCCCCCGCCAGGGGTGGCTTACTGTCAGATCAACAAAGCAGCCAAGCACTGCGATCCATAGGCGCTACCGATAGCACCAGCAGAATCATACAGTAGCGGCCGAGAAGTACTGCTCCACCCTTGCCATGAATGAATTTTTGGCTTGTTCCAGCAGATCGCTGTTGAATGTGAAAACGTCGGGGGTGCCGCAGCGGCGGGCTAGGACAACGGAGGCTCCAGCAGGTTTGAGGCCGGTAAGGTGCTCCAGGCCGAGGGCGTAGGCGCCAAGCTGGTCGAAGTATGAATGGCCGGGGCCGATGGTTTTGCGTCCCACGCTGGTCTTCCAGTCTGCGACGATCAACCCTGAATGGCCTTTTAGGCCCACTAGGGCGTCACAGGTTCCAGCAAAGCCGGCGGGGTGGTGAATGGAAAATTCGGAGGCGAAAATTTCGGTGACGTTCTCGGAGATCCAGCCGGAGAGGCCGCGGGCGAAGCCTGAGGCGCTCCAGCCAACGCGGGGGATGTTGGGGTGGACCTTGCCGAGGGCCCACTGGGTGATGGGAGTGGGGATGCGAGCCAGGCCGTTGTCGTCCCAGTGAATGGCGTTTCGCTTGTTGGCAGTGCTGCGTGCCAGTCGTTGGGCGGTCTTTAACAAATATTCCGCTTGGTTGTGGGCCATGTTGCCGCGGTTGGCAGCCACGTTGCGTTGTTGGGTGGCTTCGACTTCGCCGAGGCGGGCGACCCAACGATCCAGCCCGGTAGTGTCGCTAGTCTCCTTTAGGATGTGTGTAACACTATGGTAAATGGTGCCTGTTGAGTCCCGGTAGACCCGGAAGGGGCCAGAGTTGTCTTGTACCAGCCTCTTTTTCCTTAGTGCTGCCAAGGTGTCTTGTGTGTTGGAGGCCATTTGGATATTCTTTCCCACAGTGATAATACCACTAAAAAGCCCCGCGCAAAGGCGGGGCGTCGTTTTTAGTCGTCGCTGGGGTCTTTAAACACGTAGGCATAAATGCCGTGCTTCTCGCCCGGTCGTAACTGAAAAACGTGGTCACGTTTACACGCCAAACATTCGACAGCAATGCCTACTGCTCGAAGTTCGCTCATCCAGTTACCCGAAGAACTACACACGGAAGGACTGAAATCCGCAGATGGATAAACCTCCTCACCGTTTCCGGGTTCTATGTCCGTTAAATACAAGCCCGTAACTTTTTGATCGCGGGCATTGCACCTAGGGCAGCAAAGCAGGACGGGTTCTTGTCCGTCCTGCAGAAACGGAAACCGCACTTCAAGCGGCTTTGAATGGGTTGCCGCCGGTTAGCAGGCGTTCCAGGTCGAAGCCGGCAGACTTGGCCTCGATCCAGGCAGCGTCGATGTGCTCTTGGGCGCCTTTCTTGCGGGGGACGGGGCGCAGGGTGTACTCAGTCAGGAGGCCGGAGCCTTTTTTGCTGAGGCTGAAGTCCCAGGCAAGCAGGTCGTCGTAATCCTCCATTTGGCTGATCGAATCCAGCTCTTTGAGGATGGACTTTTGGGTTAGGGAGAGGACTTGGACGTTGCCGCTGTCGAAGTTGTAGACGGGGACAGCAATGGCGAACTTGACGTCGGCGGTGCCGGGGCCGCCGCGGCCTTCGCGGGGCTCGAAGTCGCCCATTTCCACCTTGAGGTCGCCTTCGGTGGGCTCGTGGTCGAAGCGGAAGGGCTTGGTGGCGCCGTCGCAGGTGCCCCAGCACTCATAAAACTCGAGGGGGGTGTCGGACAGCAGGGCGAAACGGACGCTGCCGCCATCGGGGAGTTTGGAGACTTGCAGATAGCCGCCGCCGGTGCCGGAGCTGGAGACGTTGGCTGATGCTTGCTTGGAAAGGAAACCCATTGTGGTTACTGGAGTTTGGTGGTCGCCTGAGTGGCAACGTCTACTACAGTAGCACGGGTTGACGCAGGGGGCTACCCTACAAAAACGCCCCACTGCCAGAAGGCGGTGGGGCGAAGTGAACATTCTCGTGTAGGAGTCTACCACTGTGTCTAGTGAGACGCAACAGCTGTTGAATTTTGTGCGCCAGTTGCCTGTGGGCATGGCATATGCGCCGATTTACAGGGCTGGCAGCAAGCTCCAGTCCGGTAAGGAGAGCAAGGGCAAGGCGCCGTTGGAGCGGAGTCACCATCAGGTGATGGGGCCGGCGGACGTGGTGCTCCAGATCGAGCGGAAGCCGGATGTGTTTCGGGCGGTGGGTGTGTTTACCGGGCCTCGCAGCGCGGGACTCGTGATTCTCGATGTGGATCGGAATCTCAGCCGTCTCAAGAAAAAGTGGGGGGAGACGCTGGAGGGTGCTCCAGTCGTTACGTCCACCAAGGCCAATGCGGCGAAGTACCTGTTTCGGGTGCCTGAGGCGCTGTGGGCTGAAGTGCAGGGTTTTGGACTGTCGGATACCGGGGCTGGATATGAGGTGCTGTGGGGGCGCCAGGGGCTCCTGTACGGGGCTTATCCGGGCTCTAGCGATGGGAAGGCGCCAGAGGGGCAATACGGCTTTGAGGGCGATCTGGAGGTCATTCCAGAGGCTCCAGCGTGGTTGCTGGCGGAGATGCGGGAGCGCTGCGGGAAAGAGGTGGCCGATGGTGGCTTCATTAAGAACCGCAAGGCGCTGGATTTCTCGGATCGAGACCCGGCTGAGGTGGCTGAGATTGTGCAGTCGGCGTTGCGGGTGATTCCAGGGCAGGGGGCCGGTAGCCGGGATCATTGGGTGAAGGTGGGCATGGCGATCCACAGCGAACTGCCCACTGATTTGGGGTTGACGTTGTGGGCGGCGTGGTCGGCTGAGGATCCTGAGTACGCCGAGGAGTGGGCTGGTGCCAACCCCTGTGAGGAGGTGTGGAAGAGCTTTCGGAAGGGGCCGGTGAGCCTTGGGACGCTGTTCTGGATGGCGGACCAGCAGATGCCTGGTCGCGTGTGGTTGTCGGAGGATCTACGCAAGATCGTTACCGAGGCTGAGCAGGACCGGGTGCAGCGGTTCCGTACCGTCGGTCTTTCGCACGAGGAAATTGTCAAGCGGGCTGAGGCGGCCATGAAACTGCCTAACCCGTCTGAAGTGCAGCACAAGCTGCATGAAATTGCGCAGGAGGCTGGTTATCGCGATGCAGCAGCTGTAGTGCGGTTGTTAATTGCGGATCAGGAGTTTCGCCGTGGTTCGCATGGAGGCTCTTTGCAAGAGATTTTTGCTACTGAAGAGACACCGATTGAGTACTTGATTCCAGAGCTGTTGCCTAAGCCGGGCACTGTGTTGATGCACGGTCGTGGTGGCTGCGGCAAAACGATGGCTGTACTGACGCTGGCTCAGCACATTGCCAGGGGGACGCCTTTTTCGGTCAGGGGGCAGGAAGTTCCAGTTGAACAGGGCACAGTGCTTTGGTTGAACGGGGATCAGAACAGCCGGCGGATTCGGAAGCAGTTTGAGGATTTGGATTTCACGGCGGACGATCCCGTGATTGTGCGGAACAAAGTTTCGATGCTTTGGTATCCGTGGTTTATTCAGCAGATTGAGGAGCACCGTCCCAAGCTTGTGGTGTGGGATTCGGTGACGGCCTGTATGCGGGGCTGTGCCTTTGACCAAAACAAGGCTGAGTACGCCGAGCCGCTCTACTGGTACAGCTCGGAGAACGGCGAGAGCTTCCCGGCAACCACCATCGTGTTCATCCACCACGCTTCCAAGACTGGCGACTTCAGGGGCACCACAGCGCTTCAGGATGCCGTGGATGAGTCTTGGGGCATCCGACGCCCGGAGAAGGCCGAGCTGGAGCGTGTAGGGGCCTCTGCGCGGCTTATCACCATCGGTAAGAGCCGGGAGGGCAACGAGGGCAAGCAGCTGATCCTGCGCCAGAAGGAGGACCTGACCTTCTCGCTGCAGGATCTGCCTCCTGTGGATGACGTGGACTCCGCTAGCCCGGCTTCGATCATTGATCGGGTGCTCCAGCGGCTCCGTACCAAGGGCGTTCCGATGACGAAGGCGGAGCTGAACGCTGATCCGCTACTGGGTGGCAGCGTCAGCGCCATTGCCAAGTCGCTCCAGCGGTTGGCTGATCGGGGATTGGTAGTTGCTGAGGGGGATCGTTCCAGCAAGAGGTACTCAGCAGTCCTCGCGCACAGGGGGGTTGGAGCTAATAATTGTCCTAAAGAGAAAGAATCCAGTGCTGGAGCGGGATCTGAGGAAATGGGCTGTCCCGTTTTGTCCCAAGTTGTCCCAAGCTGTCCTGAACCTGTCCTTGGGACACCAAAAGGACAGGTTGGGACAGAACGGGACAAAACAGGACAGGCGAATCCGGCAGATACCTTGCAGCGCAGTGGTTCTCAGAGTTTGGGACAGCAGGACAGCCCTATATTCACGCGAGGGGATTCCTCCTCAAGTGACGAACGCACCCCAGAGGAGCTGGATCAGCTGATGCAGGAAGCCGCACGCCTCTGGGACTAAGCTCCAAGCGCAGCAAAGGGAGGGGTGGCTGCCCCTTCCAATGCGTCGCCGCTCCAGCGGCCGCATCGCCCCGTCCACCTACGTCCGGAGCTTGCTCCGGTGATCTTATGACATTCAAAAACCCCTACACTCAGTTTGTTCTAGATAGCGCAAATGTACTGCGAAATCCGTATGAATTACTTTTTGATAAAAATATAAATCTTCCTGCAGTAAATGTTAAAGGTGCTAACCAGCTAAACGTTACATGGGGCCCGTGGGAGTTTCGGTGTGTCGCAGAAGAAAAAGCCATTTACTACGTTTTGTACAACGAAGCAGCGATGTATGAAATTGTACTAAACGAAGTCAATGATACTGCAGAAATTTTAGACTGGATTATACATATATCTAGTAAAAACGAGTTTAGTTACGGTCTAGGATGTACATATTTTATAGGACGTGCGTTTAAAGATATTCTTGCACATTCAAACATAAATATACGCAGCAATGCTATTTTTGACGGTGCAAAAGTTGCAGGTAAATATTGGCAAGGCCTTCGTATTAAAAGAAATATGTCCGTTCGTTTACGCCATACGATTTTAGAACGCGATAACTTTAAGTGTTGCGATTGTGGAGCATCTGTAGCTACAGGAGCTGTACTTGAAGTGGACCATACTATTCCTATATCTAAAGGTGGTAGTAACGATCCGAGCAACTTGAGGACTTTGTGCGCAGACTGTAATCGCGGGAAAGCCGCCCGCATTGTTAAGTACATCTAAATTTTGCAGCGTGCTGAAACCGCCTAACTTTTTCCTAGGGCTGGCGCGTGTTGGCGCCTGGCTGTTTTGGAGGGATCCATCCGTGTCCAAGCCTCGTTCGAAAAAACCTCGTAGGCCGATGCTGGACTACACAGTCAGCACCACGCCGGGTCATCTCCTGGCCGTGGTGCGGATCTGCTGGTTCAAGCGTGGTAAGGCCTACGAGGTTGAGGAGTACCAGATCGAGTGTGACGAGGATGCCGTGGATTCGTTCCACTACCTAGTGGGGCAAGCCCTGCGGCATGGGGCGGACGTGTCCGTCATGACTGACCTGCAGCCCGAAATCCTCGGCGTTCCGGTAGACTAGTGTTACACTCGGCATAAGTCTGTGGGGTATTTCAACTGCGCTGGCACCAAGGAGGCTTACTACCTGTCGATGGCCAATCGGCCGCGGCCTGCCAACAGTGCCAGTGCTTACCGGGGTGTCTCGCGTAGCACCAACCCCAAGCTGCCGTGGCGGGCAGCCTTGGGCTATCGAGGCGGCCGGTACTACCTCGGGAACTACGCCACCGAGCGTGAGGCGGCGCTGGCCTACAACCGGGCTGCGCTGCGGGTTATTGGCGAGCACGCTGTTATCAATGAGGTGACCGATGACTGAACAGCCCATCACCCCACCGCCGCACCTGCTCAAGCAGTTTTCTGAGCAAGCGAGGGTGGACAGTAGCAAGCGAGGGGGCTCTGGCTACCTCAAGACCTTTGCCCGTTTTTGCATTGAGTGGGCGATGGGCCAGCTGGACGCCAAGCCAACTCCTAATCCACTCCCAATTAGGAGTTCCGAAATCACCCCACCGCCTGAGCTGGTGGAGCAGTGGGTTCAAGCCACCGAGTCCAACGACTGTATTGGCGCTTTCCCAACAAACTTTGAGAAGCGCATCTGCATTGCTGCCGCCCGCTGGGGAGCTGACCAGGAGCTGGAGGCGTGTTGTGAGTGGATGAAACAAGGGTGGGACGATGTACGCGCTGACAAACTCCGCGCCACCCGCCGCCCCAAGCCCAAGCCGCCGAGCAAAGAGGAAGCGCTTGATGAGCTGTACATCAGTTTCGACAGGGGCTACCTCATAAAAGAGGCTGCAGACACCATCCGCCGCGCACTGGAGCAACTTGATGACTAATCCTCTCCGAGTGCTTATTTGGGTAGTCGTCCTGATTACAGCAGCCTGGGTTATCTGGGTCAATGTTCACACCATCATCGAATGCCGCACCGCTGGCGGCACTGTGGTTCAGGGCTTGTTTTTGCTGGAGTGCATCCGATGACTGACCAACTCATGGACGACCTCACCAACGAGGAGCACGAGGCTCTGCTGCTGATGAGCGAGCACGCTATTGCGCCGCCGCTTTCACCTGCTGCCCAGGCGGTGCTACAAGCAGCCTGCATCCACCACGGTTTATTCAATGAAGAAATTGTGCAGCGTCGTCGCAGCATCGCCGCCGCCCTTCGCGCTGCTGCTTTGTACTGCAAGCGCGATGCCGCCATCCTTCTGGCCATCGCCGCCGAGCTGGAGGCTCTGTGACGCTGCCCCTGATGATTGAGCTGATGGCCGGCTACGTCGTGGCATGTTGCTTGGCGCTGTGGCTGGCGTCGAAGCTGTTGCCGTAATTCGGGGGGAGGTGGCCGGTCCTCACGAGGTGCCGGCCTCACCGCAGCCTCCCCAGCTACGGAATGCCCAGTGACTCCGAAAGTCATTGGATCCGAAGCATAGCGCCTAGGGGCGTGTAACGGTTTACAACAGAGGCAGGTTGACGGGGGCTGTTTCTGTGCAACACTACAGGGAGAGGGCAAGCCGCTCTCGCTCTGTTTCTGTTACACGCAATGGCAACCCACACCAGTGTTCCAAACGAAAATCTGTCCCGGTGGTACTTCGCAGTGATTTGGAGTCAGCATTTGCTCCAGCAGGCAATTGCTGAGACCGAGGCAGCCGGGGAGAACCCCGGTTACCACATCGCTAAGCTTGCCGAACTTGACGACCTCGCCCAGTTCCTCAAGATGAGCTGGGACCAGTGGCTGGATCAGCTCCAGTGCGGTTCTGCCGTGGAGGTGAGCAAGTGAGGCAGATTATTGCAATCACGGATCTGTCCTTTGGCGTCGATAACTGCCTCACCGTGGAGGCCTTGGTGGATGAGATGGAGCTGGTGGCAGAAGTGCCGGCCTGGTTACCTGCCGTGTGCCGAGGCTCCTTCTACCTTTCTGATGAAGACGTAATTCCCACTACCGATGCTGGCCTCCGAAAAATGCTTTCCGAGCGAGTCGACAACTGGGAACCGATCCAGTCGTCATATCGGTAGCGCTGAGTCTCGTGAGATTCGCAACGCGGACGACTACGACGATTGGGAGGTGGGACTGGAGCCCATACCAGGCGACACCAACTGGGTCAAAGCTCGGACTCTGACCCAGCTCTACCGGCACCTGATCTACGTATTTGCCACCAGTGACAGCATCTGCTCCAGCAAGCTGGCCGAGATGGCAATGCACGAGGTTCTCAAGCTGCCCCTTTCACGCATCAATCTGCTTAAGAAGCAGGATCCCCGCTTCTTCGCGTAGTACATTAAGAGCCGTTCACCACCAAGCACATGCTCATCCTCTCTGACACACAAGCTCGGATCATCGCCGACAGCCTCAAGACCATTTCAGAGCACCAGCAAGAGGTCGCCACGATCCTGCACAACGCTCAGCACATTGACTTGGATACCAGCAGCACCAGGCAGACCATTGCTGTCCCTGCTGGTGAGCTAAAGCGTACGTCAGATGTACGTACAGCGAAGTCTCAAATTAAGACTCGTAAGTCCAGCCGCAAGGGCAAGCGTGGTGTGGCCGTGTTGACGGAGGCCAAGGTGCTGGAGATCAAGCGGGCTTTGGCTGCTGGGACCCAGTCGTCGGCAAAGATTGCGACTGCCTTTGGCGTGCATGTCACCACCATCAACTGCATCAAGTGGGGTAAGACCTGGAAGCATGTGCAGCTGTCCCAAGGCACACCTGCAGCTGTGGAGATCACCGCTTGATTCTCCCGGATATGGAGATCTGGACCCTGTGCAAACGGGGTCTTGTCTCGCCTTTCGATGAGGCCCTCGTGAATCCCGCAAGTCTCGATGTGAGACTTGGCGAGAATCTGCTGATTGAGGTTGAAGACAGTGCTGTGATGGTGACGGTATCGCTTCGCGGTACCGGCCCTGATCAGCCCTTCTGGCTCCAGCCGCACCAGTTTGTGCTGGCGGAAACGGTGGAGTTTTTCAAGGTGCCGGATTGCATTGCCGGGCAGCTGGCGCTTAAGTCTTCCCGTGCCAGGGAGGGGATTGAGCACCTGATGGCCGGGTACGTGGATCCGGGTTACGAAGGCAGGTTGACGCTGGAGCTGCAAAATGCCCGATCTCTGCATCCGGTTGCCCTATGGCATGGGATGCGGATTGGGCAGATTGTCTGGCACAAGATGTCGATGTTGCCGGCTAAGAGTTACGCGCTCACAGGCCGTTATTGCGGCGACACCAAAGTACAGAGGTCCAAGGGATGAACGATCCGGTGAGTTCTCCGGCGCACTACACGGCGGGGCGCGTCGAGGTAATCGACGTTATTGAAGATTGGGTCAAAGCTGCTCCAGATCCTGTTGTTGGTGGTTTGCATTGGCAGGTCATTAAATACGTCAGCAGGGCGTGGCTTAAAAAAGATCCTTACGAGGATTTTCGTAAAGCGGCTTGGTACTTAAATCGGCTTATTAACACGCTTGCTACGGAGGCTTACAGGGACCGATGAATTTGGGGGAACAGCGGTGTCCCAAGTGCGCTGGGGCAATGCGAATGTTGTTCCAAGAAAAGACGTACAGCGGTCGTGCTAAGCGGCGGCGGTATGAGTGTTACGACTGCAAGCACCGCCAGAGCGACTACTTAGTTAGCGAGGCGTTCTTTCAACAACTTGTTGCCGCACACGACATCGTGGAGCGGCTCCAAGGTTTTTACTTTGACCATTGCGATCCTGACGACGAATGAGGTGCTCCAACTGCGATTCGTCGGAAGTTCGTGTTACGCGAACCTGTAGGGATACAACAGAGTCCATCCTGCGCCAGCGCACTTGTCTGGACTGCGGTACGCGGGTGTTCACTGTTGAGGTGGAACTGCCTTCTGGATCTGTTGTACATCGCGGCAACACCAGCAGCAAAATGGAGCGCCTTTCTGGATTTTTACGTGTTCACTTTTCATGAAAACACCAGTTCTTCGACTCACCCAAAGGCTGTGCCTTACTTGTGGCAACAAAACTATTAGTGCGGTGTATTGCTGTAAGTGTTACGGCAGTTCGCCAGCAGGAAAAGAGGAAAAGCGGCAGGCTTGGCACCGGCAGAAGTACAAGCCCTTGGAGGGTGGGGGTGTGTGCCAGCAGTGTGTGCATTGGCATCACCGCTGTACGCTCGGGATTCCAGAGGCTGGGACTGTTATGGCTGAGCTGTGCTCGGCGCGGGAATTTGGTAGTGTGCTAGAGTAGCACCGGCTAAAAACTTTTAAGTAACTCACTTCGCCCTACCAGGCATGGAAATTCTCTTTGGCATCGAGCATCTGCCCACTTTGGACAGGGCTGTTACTGTTGCATTTGACGTTGAGACGACGGGGCTCCAGCCGACCTTTGGGGGGATGCGGTTGCTCCAGCTATGCACACTTGGGCAGATGCCTGTGGTGATTGATTGCTGGCAGCTGGATGACAACGATTGGATTGTATTGGAGGAGTTCTTTAACGTTGAGCGCACTTGGCTTGCGCACAACGCAGTGTTTGATTTGGCTTGGTTGCAGGAGTACGAGATCCACCCAGCAGGAAAGGTTCTTTGCACCATGCTGGCTAGCCGGATTCTCACCAACGGGTTGCCTAATTTGAAGCATGGTTTGCAGTACGTAATTAAGCGTTACCTGCGTTACGACATTTCAAAAGAGCAGCAGAAAAGTGATTGGTCGGGTGATCTTACCCTGGAGCAAATAGAGTACGCCGCGAAGGACGTGGTGGTGCTTACGGAACTCCAGAAGCCGATCCAGCAGCGTATGGCGGTGGAGAATCTGGCGGGGGCGTGGATGTTGGAATGTGCTGCGCTCCAGTCGATGGCACAGTTATGGCGAACCGGGCTTCCCTTTAATAAGGAGTCGCTTATTAAACTTATCGAAGATTTAGATATTGAGCACACAGAACTTGGGGATAGGTTTATTGAGGATTTTGACGCCGCTTTGCCTGCGGAATACAAACTACGCAGAGATATGCTGGGTAGTTTGAAGTACAAAACCCGGTCTGAAAAGACTGGTAAGGCTGATCCAGAAGTTTTTAACCTTAATAGCCCCGCTCAGTTACTGGTTAAGTTTTCGGCTTTGTTGGGTAAGCCTCCGTTAGATCCCAAAACAGGAAAAGGTAGTGCCAGCAAGGCGGCTCTTCAGGAGTATGTGGGGGAGCACAAGTGTATTGCGGATTATCTGCGGTGGAAACGGGTGGAGAAGCGTAGGCAGATGGCAGAGACTTTGGAGAAGAATGTGGCTAGTGATGGGTTTATACGGGCTAGTTATTTGCAGCTTGGGGCAGATACTGGGAGGATGAGTTGTATGAGTCCCAACCTGCAGCAGATTCCGCGGGATGTGCGGTTCCGGGCTTGTGTGCAGGCGCCTCCAGGTTGGAAGTTTGTGGTGGCGGACTACAGCGGTATGGAGATGCGGCTTGCAGCAGCGGAAGCGCAGGATCCACTTATGACTAAAGCGTTCCAAGAAGGGAAAGATCTGCACACATTTACTGCGATGCAGATTTATGGGGTAGCTGAAGATGCGGTTACAAAAGAACAACGCCAAATTGCGAAGTCTGCAAACTTTGGATTGCTGTATGGAAGTGGTGCAAAAGGGCTTCGTAATTACGCAGCAACAATGGGGATCCAGATGCAGTTAGATGAGGCTGGTGCGATTAGGCAAGAGTTCCACTTCGCTTATAAGGGAATCAATCAGTGGCAGCGGAGGGCAGCTAACGCTGCGGATAACAGCAAGAGGAACGGTGAGATACGGATTCGGGTGTCTGGTATGCGGAGGATTCTTCCAGGCGAGCACAACAAGTTGACTACACGATGCAACACCCCGATCCAGGGAGCTGGTGCGGCGGTGCTTAAGCGGACGCTTGGGAAGTTGTGGCCTTTGTTGAAGGCTGATGGGGAAGATGTTGTGCGCTTGGCAGGTGTCGTGCATGACGAAGTAATCCTGCTTGTTGCGGAGGAACATGCGGATGCGTGGGCGCTCCAGTTGCAGTCGGTCATGGAAGATGCTGAAGCTCAGTGGCTGGGAGATATTCCAGCGCTGGCAGAAGCTAAGGTTGGGGATAGCTGGGACCAAGCAAAGTGAGACTACGCATACTTGATCTGTTCTCTGGTATTGGAGGATTTAGTTACGCTGCAGAAAACATCGTTGGAGGATTTCAAACTACCCAATTTGTGGAAGTAGACGTTTTCTGTCAAAAAATTTTAACAAAACACTGGCCCACTGTTCCTATTCATTCCGATGTCCGTACCTTTACAGCTCCAATTGGCTCTTTTGACGTTATCTGCGGAGGATTCCCTTGCCAAGATCTCAGTACCGCAGGAAAACAAGTTGGTATTCACGGCCATAGAAGTGGGCTGTTCTTTGAAATCATGCGTTTGGCTAGGGAGATTCAGCCCAAGTTTCTTGTCATTGAAAACGTGGCAAACTTACGATCTCACGCCAACGGGGAAACATTCCAAGAAGTCCTCTGGGAAATTGCCTCGGCAGGGTTTGATGCAGAGTGGGCATGTATTCCGGCTGCAGATGTGGGAGCCTGTCATAAAAGAGACAGAATCTGGATTGTTGCCTACCCCAAGAGCAAACAGCGCGATGACAGTCAATTTACGCACTCAAGCGAAGCACCCCAACCCGAATTTAGAACCTGTGATTGCTCAAATGTTACCTACACCAACAACAAGGGATTGGAAAGATGGCAGCCAGTACAGCGCCGGCAAAGTTCCTGCGAATGGCCTACTTGGCAGACAGATTCACGTTTTATGCTCTCCAATGACTGGAAATCCTTTGTATCTAAACCCGTCATTTGTCGAGGAGATGATGGGTTTTCCGGTCGGGTGGACCGCCTAAAGGCTCTTGGTAACGCTGTCGTTCCCCATGTAGCCGCAGTAGCTTTGAACCGGGTCAAGCACTTAACGCAAAATGTTTGAAAAACGGGAGGAATTTGAGTATCGGGTCAGGATGTGGCCGCGTCATGGCCCGATGCACGACATTTTTGTGACCGCTCCAGACGCCTATGCCGCAAGGCTTAAGGCGCTGGAGCTTTGTCCTGATCAGTCGCCCCAGTCGATCTTGCGAGTCTCAGAGTTAGACGCATGAGTCGCACCGGCAGGGAGATCGTGTTGGAGTGGCTGATGCGTGAGGTGCGGACGGCCAAGACTGCGGATCTTCACAGGGCAGCGGCGTTTCTGGAGTGGGCCAGGGGGATAAGGAAGGGGTGCGGGAAGCAACGTTCCAGTGCGCGGGTGGCGCAGTCCAATGCGTGGCGGAAAGGGGTGGATCAGGATTTAAGGTGGTGAGTCTATTGTGTCGCAGTATGCTACTGTGTAGGAGACTAGAACAGGGACCATGCCGCTGCGCCACGGCTCGAAGATCTATTGCCAGTTGCTGCTTGATACCAATAGGTACAAGCTGGCGGAAAAACTTGCCGCCACGGAAGGTAAGAAGGTGACGGGGTTGTTGCGGGAAATGGTTTACGCGGCGTTGGAAAAAGCGCTTCCGGCTTCGGACTACAGGGCTGCGGAGGCTGCGGATAAGGCGGCTTGGGCCGAGTCAGTGCAAAGGCGGGTGCAGGGCAGATTGCGCTCCAAGCAGCCAGAAGGTGAATCAGAAGTTGGCGCATGAGACTCAGTTATGGTTTGTAACAGTCTGAGTCTGGTGGCGGTTGCGGGTTAAACTACTACAGTAGTTCACTAAAGGACAGTGACGCGGTACGTGGTTATGGCAGGGGATCGCTGGGTTACAGCGGTCTATGGGCCAGGGAATGGGATTGGGCTTACGGCTGCAAAGGATGATGCGTCAAGCTGGGTCACCTATGAACGCGCTGTTGTGGCTGCACAAGCTGTGGCTCGCTGCACTAATAGCCCTGTTAGCGTCCATGGCGTGGAAGAACCCGTCTACCCCCGGTCTTGGAAAGCAGAATGAACGTCTTGAACTGGGAAGAAAACCGGGAAGTACGTTTCGGTGAAGGTATCTCGCGTACCAGTGCAGAAAAGTCTGCCCTTTTTGAGCTGCAGATCTGGTTGCCTGGGCAGGGAGCAATGCGGGATCTGGTGAGGGCGGAGTCGCTCCAGCAGGCTGTGGAGTTTGCCAAGAATCGTTACCCGAATTGCCGGGTGGATACTCCGGTGCCACCGGCAAGAAAACCTAAGCTGGCTCGGTCGCATACCAGTCCCAGTGTGGCTGCGAAGGCGCGTAAAAAACTGTCAGAAACTTGCAATGACAACTGAAATTCCACAGTGGGCTGTCGAGGCTTGGGCCGAGGTGCGCATTGACCAAGGGCGGCAAGATTATTTGGAGCGTCTGTACGTTCTAGATGGGCGCGATTCTCCCGCGCATCCCATGCACAGCCTGTACACCGGGCTGTACATGGATCACATCACAAAGATGGAGAACGAAGGCTAGGCCAAGTCGCGGTCTAGTCCGAAGCAGTCCGCCAGGTTGTTCGCCGCTTCGCGAATGGCCCAGGCGGATTTTGTGCGTTCCAGCTGGTGCAGGGTGTTGAGTAGCAGAGCAGCTTCCAGAAGGCCGCGGTAGTCGCCTTTGTTGAAGCGTTCCACGAGCCAGGTGTCTGTTGCGGCTTTGTGGAAGCTGGATTCTGTGCTGTGCTCTAGAGGGTTCATGGCTAACTGGGACGGACTTTCAAGAACCAGCCGGTATCGTTGCCGTCCACAAGCCAACGAGGCAGCCAGTTTTTCTTGGAATAGGCAACTCCAGCGCCGCCTTTGTGACTTACATAGCCGCCTGCAGTCAGATTTGCCTCACCATAAGGATCATTAAAGATGAGGTGGGTCGGAGTGTAACCGACTACAACGCTCCAGTGGCCCCCGCCGGAAGGACTGGACACAGGGCCGTGATGGAGCCAGCCAACAGGTACTGGGTGGCCGGCGTTGATTTCGTCTTCCAAGTCTTGGGCAGTGCCGTCCATTTCAAAGGTGGCTTTGAGTCCCAGAGCTTTGAGGGCTGCAATCTGTGCTTTGGGGTCGGTGGTGTCGCCGAAGCGGGCGCGGAGTTTGTTGTACTCGTAATCTCCTGAAATCTTTCCGTAATAGCGGGCCACCATGGCACAGCTGGAACTGAAGCATTGGCGGTAGCCGGTTGCTCCATCGTCAGGGCCTAGTTGGTACTCGTAGGCGACCTTGAGAACTTTTTCTTTTGGTTTGACTGGCGGGTTAGTGCCAGAGTGTTGCTCCATCAGAGCAATCAATTTGCCGGCGTAATTGGGGTCCGTAGCGTAGCCTTCTTTAATCAGCCACTTGGCAGCATCATCGCGGGTGTTTGTGTTGTTGCAGCCTTTGTAGGTTTTGAAGTCTTTGTACCAGTGATCTACTAGGTAGATGACGCAGGACAGTAGATCCGGAAAGTCGATGAAGCTGTCAGTGATTGAGATCCACTGATTGTTGATAAATTCTTGTGTTTTGGTGTCGGTGCCGTTGCCTTTTAGGCCGAAAAAGTTGTTGCGGCCTGAGACAAGCTTGCCGTAGTTGGATTCCAGGGCCCATTGGGCGCTTACCAGTTCCGGGAATTTGGCGCCGGCTACGCGGGCAGCTTCGAGGATTCCTTCCCAAGTATTGGGGAAGCTGGTTTGTTTGCCAGCTACGCTCCAGGTTTTGAACCAGCCTTGGTCGCGGCCCAAGATGTTGGGGTTGGCCTTGTTGATGGCTTGTTCCAGCTCGGTCAGGGCTGCCATCTGGTGCGGCAGGGCCTTGTAGTAGCGGAAGAGATCGCCTAGGCGGATTGCGTTAGAAGCCATCGGAATGGGGGGCGTGGATACTAATGGCGCCGCCTAGTTTGCGACTTTCTCCTGTCTGTAGGGTGTTGTCGATCGGGTGCTCCAGCACGACTGGAGGTGTGATGGTTGGAGGCTGGGTGGCGTGCCAGTCTTCGATGGCGCGATCCAGCCTCGGCCCGATCGTCAGCGTTTTGGGAAGGCAAGCCTCAGAAACTGCAGGATGAGTTGCACCACGCTGTTTGCGCGGAGGCTGCTCATGCCGATGATCTCGCTAGCAGCGGCCACGGCGATGGCGATGATGGCGGTGGTTGTGGGGTCCATAGAGATTTAAGGGTCTTGGCAAAGTTTAGCTGTACTAAAGAAGAACGCCAAGCAGCTAGTGCGTGTGCCAGCTAACTTTGTGTAAAGGCTGTTGGGTATGGACCATCGCATCGAGGATGGTGAATACTTAAATAAAAAACAAGCTAAGGCTAAATTTAGGCAGTCCATTCTTAAAGAATGGGATAACAAGTGTGCTTACTGCGCTACAGATTTAGGTAGGTCGGCCACATTAGATCACGTACATCCGAAGATTCGCGGTGGGCATACGCACCAACAGAATCTTATTGCTTGTTGTTTTGCCTGTAATATTTCGAAATCTGCCAATGATTGGCTGGAGTGGTACAGGGATCAGGATTTTTGGGAGCCGCACCGGGAGGATGCGATTATCCGCTGGGTTACGGGAGGGCTGTGTACGTAGAGTTCCAGCCCATGCCTTCTAGGTAAACTTGGGCGATGTATGCGTCTTCTGCATAACGGCAGATGCTGTTTTTGCAGGCGCGGTAGTAGATTTCGCCGCGTTCGTTTTCCAGCTGTTCCAGGGCAAAACCGTCCGCGTATCGGGTGCTGTGGACTACCGACATGACTTAGCGAGCTTCTAGCTTTGTTACCCGCTGTTCGACGCCGTTGAGGCGGGTAAAAGTTTCGCGGCGGTCTTCTTTGATGTCTGTGTGGAGCACTTCCAGCTGAGTGGCGATGTGCTCCACGGCAGACGTGAGGCGGATTACGGCGTCACGGGCTTCATCGTTTCGACGGGAAAAGCCCATGGCACCCATAGCAGCCACGCTGATGGACGCTCCGGCGACAGCAGCGATGACCTCGATCATGGTGCTAGTTTAGCGTCCCTGTCCGCGCAATTTTTTGCGTCGGTGATTGGGTTTAGACCGTTTGCCTTGCCCTTGGGCGGTAAGTTTTGGCTTCCCCGGCACATGTTGCACCGAGGTAGCGCCGGTCTTGGATTTGACTGCCATGTGTCGTTACCAGTAGCGGTCTTGCCAGTCGTAGGTATGGCACCACTGCCAAGCCATGATGCCGAGGATGGCAGTGGCTAGCAGCAGTGCCAAGGCAGCGATCAGGATGCCCAAGGCAGGCCCTGCGCAACGGTCGGATTACGCTGCTCGTCCAGCTGTTTCTGGAGGGCGGCTTTCAACTCGTCCACCTTTTCGGCGGTCAGTTTCTCTTGCACCCAGCCGATGACGATCTCGGAGGTGAGGTCGGCGAAGGGGATCATGTCCTCTTCAGGGCGCTCGAAGCCGATGGAGCCATAGGCGCCAGCGCTGTAGGTGTCGTCTTTGGCGTCCACCGTGTAGTGGGCGGTGAACACATACCCGTCATTTGCCTCGCGTTCAAGCTGGGCAATGTTCCAGGTGAAGGTGGTGTCAGCCATGGGTTTGATGGTGGTAGCCGAAGTGTAATTGTGGTGCAACCAGTTGGGTAGGCCGGTTGCCCGCCTTAGTGAGTAGGCCTACTAGCTCAGGCGATAGGTCACAAACGTGTTGGCGGCAGTACGTCGTGATGCAAAACGACCAGACGTGCCAGTAGCAACAGAACCAGAACCAACAACAGTGTGAGCAGTGCCAGCCAACACACGCACCAAGCTGGGACCTGTGTTGATGACGCTCCACTCAAAGGTGAAGTTGTCGTAAGTGCTACTGAACCCGGCTTGTGTGTCGGTGCCCGTGGGCAACGTCATATCAGTCGCTGCGGCTGACGTACTGGTGATAATGCCTGCTTTAAGGTTTGCGATTGTCAACGTTGCAGTGGCATTGACAGCAGCAGGAGCTGGCTGGTCGTGTGCAATTACACCGTCGTTGGTGATGCGGAAACGCTCTACAGGAGTGGCAGTACCATCTGGTGTGGTGCTAAAGACGATCCGGCCCGGATAATCAGATGCAGACCATCCAGCATCAGCCTGTGCTGTAATCCATGCTGCTTCACCGCCTTCGCCATTACCGAAGGCAACACGGCCGAGGCTTTCTCCTGCTCCAATTCCAGCAGCAATAGTTCTGCCTGTGAATAGAGCCAGCTTTGCTTCAAATGTTGACCCCGAGCTGTTGCCACGGACCTGAATCAGCGAGTCAGACCAGTTGCCGGCGCTAAGGCTAGAAGACGTACCAACTAACAACCTGCCGGAGCTGTCGATGCGGGCAAACTCGCTTAAAGGACCTTGAACAATTACAGGGTGGATTGTGGCAGCAGCTTTAATATCAAGCGCCCCACCAGGAGCAGTCACGCCAATGCCAACCCTGGCTCCAGCACTGGCTGAATCGCCCTTGATCACCATCCGGGCTTCCAATGTGTTGCTTAAATTGTTATTTGTACTAAATACAAGATCTGATGTTCCACCTACCGTTGTTAATGCTGTGGCATCAATAGCTGCATGAATTTTTGGCCCAGAGCCTGAACCATCTTCGTTATAAAAACTAATCCTACCCCATGGATTGGTTGCGGACCAATCTGATGCAACCGTTGTAGTTGCAATCCTTAACTCAGTGGGAGAGGGTGCTGCACTGCCTGTTGCTGAGGATAAATGCAACAACGTGGCAGGACTCATAGTGCCAATCCCTACAAGCCCTGCCTGTGTCACACGAAGCCGTTCGCTGCGCCCAGTAGAGTTGCCTGTACAAATACTTACGCCATCAAAGCCATTAATACTAAGACCATCCGAAGGACCTGTACCTTCGCCAGAATGATCATACGCACTAATGCTCATGTTGTACTTATTTGCGTCCCCCAGACTCGGGCGGAAGTTCAGTACGTTTCCACCACCACTTGTGTTATATAGTTCAAAGGCTCCTTGTCCACGGCAATCAAATGTATAGAGAGGGTTGCTAGACCCCAGACCTAAGCGACCTGTGTTTGTAATCCGCATTGCTTCGAACATTGTTGCAGCAGCTCCAGCAGTGCCAGATGCTGACGAATACTCAAATACATGCTCACCACTTGTATTCTGATAGTAAGTACTTGCATAGCTAGACCCAATAAATTTATTGCCTCCATCGTTGTATAGGTTTCTGGAAAAGAGCGTAACACCGTTGACTCCGCCTGCAAACCAGTTGTTAACGGCCCCATTTAACTGAATGGCTGTACGTGTGCCAAACGCACTTGGTGCAGAAACCAAGCCAACATTCCCACTCGCATCCACGAACAACCGCCCCGTGCCATTAGTTGAGATGGCTACTTGGTCTGCGCCGGGGGAGTAGAGGCCGGTGTTGGTGTCGCCGGTGAAGGTGACGGTGGGTGCTAGGGCAGTACCTAGGGCGTGGCTGACAATGCCGGTGGTTTGGATTGTTTGGCTGCCGAAGTCGGGGGCGATCTTGGTGCCAGCGATGGCGGCGCTGGCGTTTACGTCGGCGTTGACGATGGTGCCGTCGAGCAGCATCGTGCTCGTGACGGTGCCCGTGTCGCCGGTGGTGACGACGGTGCCACTGATATTGGGCAGCGTGATCGTCCGATCACCAGTTGGATCGACTACAGCCAGCGTGGTCTCGAAGCCGTCGGCGGTGCTGCCTTCAAAGGTCAGGCTGCCAGTGGTGCCGATTTCAAGGTTGCCAGTGACTGTGCCGCCGGACTTGGGCAAGCCTGCGTTGGCGAGGTCGTAGGCCGATTTGACTGCCGTGCTTGAGGCAATCGTTGTTGAACTGGTGGTGCTGATGCTGTCGCTGACTTTGGATTGCAGGCCGGCCGGTGTTACGGCACGCGCAGCGTCACTGCCTGCTTGAGTTTCTACATCAGTAGCAAGTTCCAGCAGACCCTGAACAGTGGTACTGCCGGTGGGGGTGCCGTTGACCCAGGCACTGCCGTTCCAAATCTTGACGCCGACGGGGGTGAGGCTTGTATCTAGCCACACTTCGCCGGTGCTGTTGCCGCTGCTGCCACCTGCGCCAGGTGTTGCATTAGGGGCAGTGGTGCCAACGTGGACAGGGCCGACTTTGATAATCGTGGCGCCTGTGGAATCCTTGAAAAACAGGCCAGCTGAGGCGGCATTGCTGTTGATGGCGAGCTGGCCATCGGCGATGCTAGTGGTAGGCCGTTTATTGGCAGTGCTGCTACGGAGGTGCTTATAGGTGGCCATGCCTTAGCTCCCGATGGGACGGCGTTACCTCCAGAGTCTACTAATACTCGCCTTCGTCAATAACGATGTCGTACTCCTCGAAGACTTCGGTGAGGCTTTTGTACTGGACGTAGTAGTCAGCAGCGCTGACTTTGATCAGGACCTCACCGTCAATTCCGCCGGGTGGGAGGCTGTTGC